GCTAGGGGTAGATTCCAGGGTCTTGATGTATACCCCCCTGACCTGTCGGCCAAGAAAGTAATCATGACCGCAGGACTCTCGGAAGGGTCCACTACTGAACGACTTTGCATCATTCACCTCAAAGCCCAAATACGTTAGGAGCCAGACGACCTTCTCATACGCGCTTTTCACGCATACGATATCATCGCCAAACACCCCGTAGTTGAGCCGTTCGGAGTCGAAGGGGAGACCCTCGACTGAGTAGACGGCCTTCACGGCACTCGCAAAGATGATGGTCTGGAGGGGAAAGGTGTAACCGTTCCCCATCGTACTCATCATGTTTAGCTCCACTAGGGTACCGTCCGGAAGACGGCACCTTGGCGAACGAGCTCGCTTCAGCCAGGCGTTTAAACCCGACCGGGCAAGGAATCGTTCACAAAGAGCTAAACCCACCATGTCACTTGCAGATACTAGGTCGATCGTGCACAGGGTGCCGATTAACGAACCTAGCCGAGCCATCTCTTGATTCCTCCCCGGTTGGAACCGGAGGGAGATCTTGAAATGTCGCCACAAGCACTGCTCCAGAAACATACCAATGGCCTTTTGGATAGCCATGTTAACGGTTGGTTCTGTAGCGGCGGTGCGAGATATGCCCCTGTTCTTAGGGACGTAGAAGAGCGTGCTTTCACAGACGTTTCGGAACCCGAACCTATGGAACCGATGCATTTCTGCCTCGGCCCAAGTGTCAGATCCACAAACCGCCGCCCTGTAAAGGGCAATAAGGTCACCCGACGTACTCGTCAGCTGGGAGTCGAACAACTTCTGGTAGAAATTGCTGTCCTCTGCGCCAACGTTCATGCCAGGGCCCACGCCTATGTGCCTCTGTAGAAAATCGAGGTCTAAACATAGGTCGTCTTGGTAAACACTCGTAACACGCTCGAGGATTAGTTCAAACGTATTGACGAGCTCAACATACTCAGGAGGTACACTTTCAAAGGCCGTCTTAACGCGGTCGTTCACGTCCAAGAATTTCTTCAAGGCGTTCGCATCTGCGTCAGGGTTCGTCCCATTAGGTGCCAGCTTCTTGTAGAAGCTGTCTCTGAGTTGCTGTGCAGCAAACTGCTTGGGGCCGGGAGGCCCTTCGCAATCAGCAGCTACCAAGTCGTGTGAAAGACAGGAAAACAGACTGTCGTAATCGCGCACAAGTCGCCTTTCTGTAACGCCTCTAGGGCGCTCACTGAACTGGCCTACGGGTGCATCCCTGCCGTGAGGCATAGACACACCTGTACCGATGCTCCTCTGCACTGTCGCTGCCCGAGGGCACCGCTAGAAAGCAGAGAAGTCCAAGACTACACTCGAAGGCGTAATCCTGGTCCTCGAAAGATCCCGGTTAGAGGGTCCCCGAGACGACCGTGTCGCCCACACCCGTCGGCACCTGCGTGAGCGTGCCGATGTGGAGGGATAGGGCGGCGGCCAGGTTCGGCTTGTCGTTCACGTCGATACCAGCCGGAACATCGATCACGGTCGTGATGTTGATGTTCTTGGTCGGCTGCCCGGCGAGCGGCGTGGCCGCCTTCCGGGTAATCACCTTGTAGGTGTTGTTCTCGACGTTCGCGATCAGCCCCGTCACCGGATGCGGCTTGCCCAGTGCCTTGAATTGCTTCGGCACGAACATGGCGACCGTGAAGGGAGCTGACGCCGAGTGTGTGGTGACACCCGTTTGGGTGCCACCCAGCGCCGTGACGGCGTACTGCTTGGCGTTCACATCCGGCGCCTGAGAGGACGCCAGAGTGTACGTGGGCGAAGTGAGACCAGTCTGCGCCGCGCCGGTGACCGGCGTGGTGGGTGCGAAAGCCATGTGGCTTCTTCCCTTTCTCCCCGAATAGGGGTAGTTTACCCGCGAGGGTAGAGTTTGCGGATGTCGGACTGTTGCGTGAGGAGCGCGGCAAGGTTAAAGCCTTGCTTCATCCCCGGCAGCGACGCCGTGAATGTTGGGATCAGTGGTAACGTCACCCCGCGCGTTCGCGTAATACCAGTCCTTTCAACGACTACATACCCCATGTGGGGCCCTGGCACGTAATACACCAGGCGAGTTCCTGCGTTGATAGCCACCTTCTTGACGTCAAGCTGGCACTCCGTTTTCTGGAGCGTTCGCGAGATATCAGTCTGGTAGCACCACGTCAGGTTGTCCCGACCGGTGAAACCGCACTCCAAGATCTCTCCAATGTTGGCGAAGTAATCCAACACGTAAGACCATGGAAGGAAGTTCCACACGTCCGGTACAAAATCATCCCAGGTGAACCCGTATGCCGCCTTCGCTTTGTCAAGCGGAGGGTAGACACTCTCTAGGCCTTGTACGGTGGGAGTATAGCAAGCGCGATAGATACGTTTGACAAAGTAACGTACTTCCTCATCACGACGGAAGTAGAAATAATTCGCCAGCTGTTGATCTTGTCCGCTGCCGCCCTTCCACTCGTCAGTACCTCTGCCGACAAGCAGAGTCCTTACGGGACGTTCGCGTCTGACCAGCTTCGCTAAGGCTGATACAGCATCGTTGCAGTCGTTTAGCAACGGTTGAAACCCGAACGTGTACTCGAGATATGTCCCACTCACCATCTTATTCACAGCCTGATGTTGCTTGGCTGTGGATGGATACCGGTGACGAGGGAACCGACGGGTTTTACGCCGTACAGCTCCCATGTACTCGGCTAGACCCTGACGTAGGGCCGTAAGTGGTTGTCGAATTTGCCGCACAGTGTCCCCCAGTTCACCGAGGAACGTGACAGCAGCAAAGCCTTTCGTCTGATCGCGCACCTGCGAGAGGATACGCGACAAGGCTTTGTTACTTGCTTCGGTCGAAACACCCTGCAGTAACGGAATCGACGGTATCGAGGCGAACCCCGAGAACCGTTCAACGTCCGTCCCTACCACCTTTCCGGTGATAGGATCGAGCCTAGTATAACCGATGCTTGACGCACCGGGCCGGGCTACGACATGCCTGGTAATGTCAACAGAGAGGTTGCCGGTAGCGTCTCCGCCTTGAGCGATGGTCTGCCGCCACTTTGGCTGCTCCGAACCGATAACCGAGAACAGGTGTTCCCGAGTACCGATCTGGACCAGCGACTGCTGCGGATTGATCCGAACGCTCGGGTACGAGACAGTCTCCGT